TCATCGTATTGGTGATACTGTACATAGAGATTATAAAAATTCTATGGATTTTGAACTTGGTCAATTACGACCAAAACATAAAGCAAAAGCTATTGATTTAATAGAATCAGTTTCAACTGATACGGCAAGAACTGCAGCTGGTTATCAGAAAACTGGTGATCTAATTACTCTTCCATATTCTGAAATAACAATAACAGAACAACCTTATGCTACGAGAACAGAAAAGATTACTGCTCTTCAATACTCTTCATATTTGGGAACCATAACATTATCGCCATCATCTGATACATGGTTTGAAACTGAAATTATACCAGAACTAGTAATTAATGAAGAAGGTGATTATGACGCAGTTTTAGCAACTGAAGCAAATAATCTAGGAACAATTTGGAATTCTTGGCAAACTCAATGGTCAGGTGTTGTTGAAACACGAACTGATAACTGGATAGAAGGTGGAACACAATTTTCGCCTGACAGATTTGACGTAACAAGAACTACGGAAACGGTGAGAACAGATCAAACGAGAACTGGTGTTGATACTCAAGTTGCACTTAGAGTTGACAGGGTATCACAGGGGTTTAGAGTTGTTTCAATAACAGCCCTTCCAGTTGTTCGTTCAAAAACTATAACTTTCACAGGTGAGAATTTTAAACCTAATACCAGATTGTATGCGTTTTTTAATAAAACTTCTGTAAGTGCTTATGTTACGCCTGCAAGTACAACTTATACTACTGACTCAACTCCTGTAGCTGGAAGTCCTCTGGTTACAACTGCAACAGGTAAAATAGAAGGAACATTTGTAATACCTAATCCAACGGTTGATGGTAATCCTCAGTTTACTACAGGAGATATTGAGTTTAGACTTACTTCAAGTGACGATAATGGTTTAGTTACTACAGAAAATTGGTACGGCACAGCAGGAACCACAATATACTCTGCAACTGGAATGTTGGAAACAGAGCAAGAAACGATTATTGCAACAAGAAATGCTGAAGTTGCGAGAACTTCTTTATCACAAGAAACTTCTTTCAATACCATTAGAACAAATGATGTTCGTCAACACACAGGTAATTGGAATCAGGAACAAGCAGCAATTGCAGCTACACAAGCAGCCGCTGCCGCCGCAGCTCAATCAAGTAGCAAAAGACGTGCCGTGGCGTCAACATGGAAAGGCCGTATCAGTTCGCAGACTGTATATAACTCAGGTCATAGTTGGAAGAGCGGCAGTAGCTCTCCTCTGGGCTTACAGTCGCACGGCTACGGCGATCCTTTAGCACAAACATTTTCGGTTACAGGTGACACATCAGGTGCTGGTGGATTTATCACTTCCGTTAATGTATATCATCAAGCAAAAGACGATGTTCTCCCTGTAACGATGGAGTTAAGAAATGTTGTGAATGGATTTCCTGGCCCCAAAGTTTTACCTTTTGGTAGAGTAACAAAAAATCCAGCAGATATTAATATTTCTGATACTGCTGCTACAGCAACAACATATACATTTTCTTCACCAGTTTATGTAGAAGCGGAGACTGAATATTGTATTGTTCTACTAACAACAACGGATACGCATAAGGTTTGGATTTCCCGAATGGGTGAAACTGATATTGGTGGTACACGAACTATATCTGAACAACCTCATGTTGGTATTCTATATAAATCTGGTAATAATAGTGCGTGGAATATGAGTCCGATGGAAGATTTGAAGTTCACTGTGAAATGTGCTCTTTTTGATCCGACTGCTAGTGGTGTTTTAGCACTAACGAACGATGATGTTCCAACACAAACTTTAGCTAAAGACCCACTTATTATTACTGATGACAGTACTACAATGAAAGTCAATCATCCCAATCATCATATGTATGCTACAACTAATAATGTGACAATTTCTGGAGTCAAATCTCCAGCAACTACAACTTTAAATGGTGCTATTACTTCTACACAAACTACTTTGACATTAACTAGTGGAACTAATTTTGATGATACTTCTGGAATATATTCAAAACTAGCTAATGGTCTTTGGTATATTAAAATTGATGATGAGATTTTAACATATACCACCATTAGTACTAGTGCTGTGTCTGTACTTTCAAGGGCTGTGGATAGTACAACTGCTGCAACACATACTTCTGGTGCAACAGTAGAACTTTATCAAGCACATAAAGTACCGTTTACAGAAATTAATAAGACACATACTGCAATTGCAAACCCAGAAATTGATAGTTATACTTTGACTTTATCTACAACTCCTGTGGTTGATGGGTCTGGGGCACTATCTTCAATTGGTGGTACAGTTGTAGTTGCAACAGAAAATGCAATAATGGATGTGTTTTCAACAATTGTTGGTATGATGGAAACACCAGGCACCTCTCTTACTGCTGAAGCTTTGGTGGTTAGAGCAACAAGTCCATCAGGTAGTCAGACCTCGTTTGCAAATACCCGTGATGATGAACTTGTTCCAACAATTAAATTTCCATTAAATGATAATTATAAGTTTGAAGTTCCTTATATGGTATGTTCAGCAATTAATGAGACAAATGAATTGTCTTCACGACGGTCAATGGAGATACAAATTACAATGGCAACAGAGATAGGGAGAATTTCTCCTATTATTGATCTTGGTAGAACATCTATGATTGCAATTTCAAATAGAATTAATAATATAGATTCGTCATCTGACGTATATCCCACATCTGGACATGTTGGTTCTCTTGCCGCAGAGGGTGATGAAAACGCTGCAATTTATATCACAAAACAAGTTACATTGGATACCTTAGCATCAGGAATAAAACTTTTATTTGCAGCTCACCGTCCATCTACAAATGACATTAAAGTGATGTACAAAATTTTGCCGGTTGATGAATCTGAAGATTTTGATAATCTGGGTTATACTTACTTTAATAGTGATGGTTCTCCTGATGCGACTGTAGCAGCATCTGCTTCTATTAATGATTTTCAAGAATACGAGTATACCGCCGGTATTGATGATGATGGTTTTGGAACTTCTTTGCAAGAGTTTATATCTTTTCAGATTAAAATTATTATGCAGGGAACTAACTGTGCAGAACCACCTAGAATTAAAGCATTGAGGTGTATAGCATTAGGAACATAAAATGGAAAGAGTATATAAACAGGTTGAAGGCCATCCAAATTTAGTTAGAGATGGTAAATCTCATGCTATTATTAATCGTAATGTCGATGCATATGACCAAGCAAAAAAGCGTGCTGCATCTGCACAAAGACAGAGAGATGAAATACGAGACACAACCAGAGAAATAAATCATCTTAAATCAGAAATGCATGAGATTAAGCACCTTCTAACACAATTATTGGTAAATAATTCATAATTTGGAGGGCGGTTACTGGGGTTAGTTTACATATAAATATGTAGAAAAGGAATACAAAGTATGGCTACGCCTTCAACAAAAGCTACATTAAAAAGTTATTGCCTTAGAGCACTTGGTTATGGAGTTATTGATATTAACGTATCTGATGATCAGGCTGATGATCGTCTAGATGAAGCACTTCAATATTTTGCTCAGTATCATTATGATGGTATTGAGAAAATGTATTTAAAACATCTTATAACTTCTGATGAAGTAACGCGAGCTCGTTCTGACGCATCTACTACTGCAACTGATACTGCTGACAATTCAATTACTGCTACTTGGAAGGAAGGAAAGAACTTTATTCCAATTCCAAGTTCTGTTGTGTCTGTAGTGCAAGTATTTCCATTTACCGATACAGGTGGTGGTGGTGGTATGTTCGATATTCGTTATCAATTGCGATTGAATGATCTTTTTGATTTCTCTTCAACATCCGTCATTCAATACGAAATGACTATGCAAAATCTTGATTTTCTAGAACATATTCTTGTCGGTGAAACTCCTATTCGTTTTAATCAGCATCAAAATCGTCTTTATATTGATATGGATTGGGAAAATGACGTAACAGCTGATGTTGACTATATGATTATTGAATGTTATCGAAAATTAGACCCAACAACATATACAGATATTTACGATGACATTTATTTAAAAAGATATACAACTGCTCTTCTCAAAAAACAATGGGGAGCAAATCTTAGCAAGTTTAATGGTGTAACTATGCTCGGTGGTGTTACTATGAATGGTGAAACTTTATATACTCAAGCATTAGAAGAACAAAATAAACTTGAGGAAGAGATTCAACTTGCATTTGAACTACCAATAAATTATATGGTTGGGTAAGTGAATGGCAGTTAATACAACATTTCATACAAGCAATCTTCACTCCATTGCAACGGAAAGAAGTTTATATAGTGACCTTATAAAAGAGGCTATACAGATTTATGGTCATGATGTTTACTATATGGATCGTACTCTTGTTGCAGAAGATACAGTATGGGGAGAAGATTCTCTTTCCAAATATAGAACACAACATCCCATAGAAATGTATATGGAAGATGCTGATGGTGGATTTGCTGGTGAAAAAGAATTAATGAATCAGTTTGGTTTGCAGAATTTAAGTGAGGCAACCTTTGTTGTTAATAAAGAAAGATTTCAAGAATTAGATAGACAGATACAAATTCAAGACGGAACAGATACGAGTTCTGGCGGTTCAATATTATTAGAAGCTGGAACTATAGATCAGTCATCTTCTTCTTCTACTTTAACAACGGTCACTGGTGATAATAATTTTTATATCCTACAGGATACAGCTGCAACGGACTCTGACAGACCACAAGAAGGTGATGTAATTTATCATCCAGTTCTTGATAAGATGTTTCAGATTAATTTTGTGGATCACGATGAGTCTGTACGATTACAGTTCTGAAATTATTGATACTGGTATTTCAGATATTGATGCGATTGAAAGTGAACAATCACAGGACGCACTTATATATCAATTTACTCTGGAACAGTCTTCAGCAGTTACAGAAGATATTAGATTGGAATATGGTACTGATGACGATGTTGCTTCTGGATTACTACTTGAAGAAACAGATGGTGATAACATACTTGGTGAAAGTGATAGCACTTCTGTTGGTGAAAGTATTCTACTTGAACAGGCTGCTGATAGTGGTGATGATGCATATCTGATACAGGAAGACTATATAGTAGGAGACTTTGATCAAGATAAAACAGCTCAAAATGAATTATTTGAAATCAAGAGTAGGACAATTTTGGACTTCAGTGAATCAAATCCATTTGGGGATGTAGGGAGTAGTTCATAATGCTAGGACAACAATTTTATCACGAAACAATACG